AAATAGAGATTACATTGGATGTGAACTTCACGAGGATTATCGTGACTTGATTGAGATACCTTCTTTAGATGGATTAGTTGAGAAATGAAAAAGTATGCTCCATTTAAATTGGACTGCTTTGGAGTTTTAGGAATAGTCTTATTAGTGAGTGGTATTGGATCATTGTTCTTTGTTTATTATGCTATAATGGAAACTATGAAATGATTAAAGTATGGAGGATCTGGAAGTATGCCTTGGGAAGTTTCGAGGATACTAAAACTGCAAAGTACGATAATGCAGTCTGTATTATTCGTAGTTTTATCTTTGTCAGTTATCTTGTTACTAATTGTTTTATTATTGCTGGTGTCATAAGACACTGGAACCCACCTAATCATGTACAAAGTATGCGGACAAGATGATTCCTATCCTAGGAACATCGTATTTGAAAGAGAATATGAAGATTGGACAGATGCTCAAGATAAAGCTGTCCAATTGCTTGAAGATGATGTAGAATGGGTTCAGATCCTTATAGGGGATACTGATGATTGGGGCATGCTCCAAGAGTTAAATCTAGAGAGAGGTATTAAAGATGATACCTTTAGTACTCATACTCTAGCACCATATTATGTGAGATTGAGAAATTATGAGGGATGAATTCCTTTGGGTTGAGAAGTATCGACCCAAGACAATTGAAGAATGTATTTTACCTGAGAGTATCAAGAAAACTTTTCTTGAGTTCTTGGCGGCAGGAGAAGTGCCAAACTTACTTCTTGCTGGTCCTGCAGGGTGTGGTAAGACAACAGTTGCTAAAGCACTGTGTAACGAATTAGGAGTAGACTCTTATGTCATTAACGGATCGGATGAAGGCAGGTTTCTTGACACTGTTAGGAATAACGCCAAGAACTTCGCAGCAACAGTATCTTTATCTTCTGAGGCAAAGCATAAGGTCATCATCATCGACGAGGCAGACAATACCACTGCCGACGTACAACTCCTTCTTAGAGCGTCTATTGAGGAGTTCTCAAACAACTGCAGATTTATCTTTACCTGCAACTACAAAAACAAGATCATTGAGCCCCTCCATTCGAGATGCTCAGTCATCGAGTTCTCAATCGCAGGAAAACAAAAACCAGCAATTGCTGGACAATTCTTCGCAAGACTTAATACCATCTTGGAACAAGAACGGGTTGAGTCTGATAAGAAAGTCCTCGCAGAACTTATCAACAAACACTTCCCAGACTGGAGAAGAGTCCTCAACGAGTGTCAGCGATACTCAGTAAGTGGAAAGATAGATTCTGCAATTCTTGCAACCTTTGGGGATGTAAAGACTGAGGATCTAGTAAAACAATTAAAGGGTAAGAAGTTTACGGAAGTCCGTAAATGGGTAGTTCAGAATCTGGACAATGATCCTGCTCTTATTCTTAGAAGAATCTACGATTGCATGTATGATTCTTTGGAACCTAGCAGCATACCTGCCGCAGTTCTGATCATTGCAAAATACCAATATCAGATAGCGTTTGTTGCAGATCAAGAGATTAATCTCATGGCGGCATTAACTGAACTAATGTGTGAATGTAACTTCAAATGACAGAACCAAGAAACAGAAATGAAATGAACGTTAAAGTCGTTCGTTTAGTAACAACAGAAGATGTTGTAGCAGATTTATTAGAAGAGACTGATGAATCAGTTACTATTCGTGGAGGAATCGTAGCAGTTCCAACTAAGGATGGTAACATTGGATTTGCATCATGGACTCCTCTTCTTGCTAGTCCTGTTGAGGATGTAACAATTAACAAGAGTAATGTTGTTTATGTTGGTGAACCTAACCCTGCGTTAATAGATCATTACGTAAATCAGTTTAGTAAAATTGTAACCCCTGACTCCGTACAAGACGGTATTATTGTTCCCTAATGATTGACATTAAACTTTGTGATTTGAATAGTTTTTTTGGTTGTGTTGATGCAACTAACACAACAGAATTAAAAACTAATGCCTTTCGTCCTCTTAGGACTTATCTACAGGAGAAGTCTTTTGAGAAGCATTCTGGTGGTCAACTGACTTATGTTGGTAACTATGCAGATGGTCAAGACTTCGTTGACAATGATGGAGTCCCTTATGAGATGAAAGGTTCTTTGGGATTATTTAATAAGAATGGATCATGCAAACAGGTTATCCTAAAAAATAATATGCCTGGTCGTAGCAAACAGAACTTAGAGGAGACCTTTGAGTACATGCTTTTAGTTGATACTAAGAACATGAGTCTTGCTGTTACTACTTGGGATGTTGTTGAGAGTAGATCCAAACTTGATGGTGCAGGTGCAACATTTAAACTTCAAGCAGGTGACTTTACTATGCTTGCTGAGAATGTTAAACCAACTGCAAAGAACATTACTGCTAATGAACTTCTAGAATCTCTAGAGAGCATTCTATGAAGAAGTCCCTGAAGTCTCTTAAAACACCTCTCAGGTATCCTGGTGGTAAGTCTCGTGCTTGTATAAAGATGGAGAAGTATCTACCTAATTTGGCAACCTATGAGCAATATAGAGAACCCTTTATTGGGGGTGGGTCTTTTGCTATACATGTTACTAAGTTGTATGATGGTTTACCTATTTGGGTAAATGATTTATATAAACCACTGTTTACATTTTGGCAGCAACTTCAGGGATCTGGAAAGGAAATGTCTGAGAGATTGTTAGAGATTAAAGAGGAATATAATATACCAGATAAGGCAAAAGAATTTTTTAAAACAGCGAAGGAGATTATTAGTGATAAAGAACAATCCGACTTTGATCGTGCCGTTGCTTTTTATGTTGTTAACAAGTGCTCTTTTTCTGGTCTCACTGAGTCCTCGTCCTTCTCACCTCAGGCAAGTACCTCCAACTTTACTGTTAGAGGAATTGAAAAACTTCCAGACTACCAAGAGTTAATAACCAATTGGGTTATAACAAATTATTCTTATGAGGATGTTTTAAAGAATGGTATTGATTCCTTTATATACTTAGATCCTCCTTATGATATTAAGGATAATCTATATGGTAAGAAGGGTGGAATGCATAAGACATTTGATCATGATAAATTTGCAGAAGATTGTGAGGCATGTGAATCTCACCAATTAGTATCATATAATAATTCTCAATTAGTAAAGGATAGATTTGCTGGTTGGGATGCAGCGGAATATGAACTAACATATACCATGAGATCTACTGGAGATTACATGGGTGATCAAAGTACTCGTAAGGAGTTACTTTTACTAAATTATGAAAGGAGCAGTTTAATGGAGTTCTTCAAATGAAATGTAGAGTAAAGTTGTATGTTGCTGGCAAACTCTTTAATGAGGATGTATATGCCAGAGACTATGCGGAGGCAAGACAAGTTGCTCTTGCAAGAAATCCAAACGCCAGAGTCGTTGGTGTTAATGCGATAATGGAGTCATTTAATGAAGACTGAATTGAAGGAATGGTTAAATTCAATTAATCATACCAAGGAGGATTTAACTGAAGATCCTGATGCAATTAAGTCTTATCCTCCATACATTATTAACAAATGTCTGTCTGGACACCTGGATTGCGTTCTCTTTGCTAATGAAATGAACAAATATCCTTCCTTAGATAAGGATATGCAATATAAATTTTATCTAAATAGTCTGAGGAAACGGAAGAGATTCTCTCCGTGGATGCGGAAAGATAAGATTAGTAACCTTGACCTTGTTAAACAATACTATGGTTATAGTAATGAGAAAGCAATGCAAGCGTTGAATATTTTATCCAAAGAACAACTCGATTTTATTAAACAACGACTTGACATTGGTGGAATGACATGACTAGTAGTACTATTGAACCACAAGTTAACTGGAAGCCTGAGATGATGGTGGAGGTTATGCTTAACGAACCAGATGATTTTTTAAAAGTCCGTGAGACTTTAACAAGAATTGGTGTAGCATCAAGGAAGGAGAAAAAGTTATATCAATCTTGCCATATTCTTCATAAGCAAGGTAGATATTATATTACTCACTTCAAAGAATTATTCGCATTAGATGGGAAACACGCTAACCTTACTGTTAACGACGTTCAGCGTCGGAATCGTATCGCTCGTTTGCTTTCTGATTGGGGTCTCATATCTGTAGTCAATGCTGAGAGCATATCTGATGTTGCTCCTTTAAACCAAATCAAGGTTTTAGCATATAAAGATAAGGGTGAATGGATCCTGGAACAAAAATATAACATTGGTTCTAAGAAAAAAGTGGAAGTTACTGAATAGATAGAGTATAATATCTGTAACAGTACAACCGTTATGTCACAATTGTATAATGGTATCAGTGAACGTCTTTTTTATACTTTAGGTAAAAGACCTGATACCGCATCACCACATGATTTCTATATGGCATTATGCTATGCTGTGAGAGATCAGATGATGACTTATTGGTTGGATAGTAAACCAAAGTCAAAGAAGGAAGTCGCATATCTATCTGCAGAATTTTTAATTGGACCTCAACTTAATAGGAATCTTATTAACTTAGGAATTCTTAAAGAGGCAGAAGAAGCATTAAAGGAATATGGTTATTGTTTAGATAAAGTTGTTGCACAAGCAGAGGAACCAGGACTTGGCAATGGTGGTCTTGGTCGTCTGGCTGCATGTTATATGGAGTCTCTATCGACTCTAAAGGTTCCTGCTACTGGATATGGTATAAGGTATAAGTATGGTATCTTTAAACAGATTATAAGGGACAATCAGCAAATTGAGATAACCGATAATTGGTTGCATGGAGATTGGCCATGGGAGTTATGTCAACCAGAAGAATCTGTTTTAGTTGGATTTGGTGGTAGAGTAGAGAATTATATTTCAGATAGAGAGCATTATAGAGTACGTTGGGTTCCTGATGAACAGGTAGTAGCAGTTCCCTATGATGTATTGCAATTAGGGTATAGGGTTAATTCTTGTAATAGATTAAGATTATGGAGAGCGGATGCTACTGAGACATTTGATTTCTATGCATTTAATATTGGAGATTATCTTGGTTCAGTAGAACAGAGTGTTACTTCTGAGACCATCTCTAAGGTACTGTATCCTAATGATGGTACAGATCAGGGTAAGACATTGCGATTGAAGCAACAGTTCTTCTTTGTCAGTGCATCTCTTCAAGATATGCTTAGGAGTTTAGAGAAGCGTAATATTCCTTTAACTGAATTCCCAGATTATTATGCAGTTCAACTAAATGATACTCATCCTTCTATTGCAGTAGCAGAGTTGATGAGATTGCTTGTAGATGAGCGTCATATGGAGTGGGAAGATGCATGGGAGATAACACATAAGACTATTGCATATACAAACCATACTCTTCTTCCAGAGGCATTAGAGAAGTGGAGTCTTAAATTATTTAAGAATCTTCTTCCACGTCATATGGAAATAATCTATGAGATTAATCGTAGATTCCTAAATTTGGTTCGTCTTCAGTATCCTGGAAATGAATCAATCTTAAGTAAGTTATCTATCATTGATGAGACAGGTAATAAGTTTGTTCG